TATCAACAACGTAAGCATTCACCAGCCCCGAGTCTGCCCACGTTTGCGGCTTCGTGGTGTTCAGAAAGGAGAGTTTTTCGTCCTGCTCTGCACTGATCGAGTTGAAATCATCTTTTTGAGGTGGATTGGCACCGACAATATCATCCCATCCGCCCGCGTAGTCGGGATGTCCGATGACTGTCTTAGCGCCGGTCGTGCTGAATATACGGCCAAAATCTGGGTTAGGCATAATTAAAATCCTATGGTGGAAATGTTAGGTCGATACTGACACCAGCAGCACGGGGCAAAATGTCGAGGGAATTGAATAGGTTTTGCTCGGTAGTCGTAAGGGTTTTATTAATGAATATATCGATGTTTGCCACGCCGCTATTAGTTACTGTCAAGTCCTCGGTTTCAAATATAATCGAAAGAGAGGAGGCGATACCAGTTAGCGTAACGTCTGCATAATTGAACGCAATTTTTGCCAGCAGTATTGTCCTATATTCTGGATCAGCAAGTATTGAGCTTGCTGCCAATGATTCGCTGCCATTCCAGAATCTAGCCTCGCCAAATCCACCCGAAAATGGGGTATCAAAAAACCCAAAAAATTCAACAGGTATGGAATCAGCAACTTCTCGGCTCTGTCCGATAATCAAGCCGAAGACATCAAGCCAATGATCCGCCGCCGTGAATATGTCGAGATTATCTTGCAGGTATTGCAGCCAGTCGCCCGCGTTATCATAGCTACGCATTTTTTCATCGAGCCATATTGCGAAGTCGCTGCCCTCGGTAAATTGGTTGGCAAGCAGCTGTTGATCTCTGTAAAACGTACTCATTAGATGACCACCACATCACCCGCCGCTATCGCTGCCACCTCGAACAAATCTATGGCAACAGTCGAGCCAACGGGCGAAGGCGCAAGGCCGATAAACAGAGTTACAACCACTGCGCCTGGGACATCTTGAACAGGGTTATACAGTTGAGAGGCGAATAAATCCTCCCCAAATTCTGAGTTATCAATGATCCATTGTTCAATGTTTGCAGCCACTCGGGTATCGCCGTCGCCGGGGTAGTCGCCCAGCTTGTTGAGCGTCACCTCAACAAATATCTGGACATCATCTGGACGCGCCCAGAATGCCGTTTGTACCTGACCGGTCACCGGGTCGGCGAATGTGTCGCTGACAATTGTTGCCGCTGGAATATCCGCCGGTTCTGTGTAGCCGATACCCGCCGCCACCCCGCCGGTAATAAGCGCTTGGGCTATGTCTGAGTCTGAGCCGCCATCTACTATTGGGAATACAGACTTAGCAGGTATACCCTCCGCACTCACTGAGCCGGTCGCGTTTTCGATAACCTCAACTTTTATCACGCCATCCACATTGGACACCGCTGTCTGAATACCGGAGACGGTGGGCGAACTACTTGAACTGCTGGACAACATGCGAGGTCTCAGTTCTGTGTCTGTTTCCCGAAACCGCCCCACGTTTGCGGCCAATGTGTTTGTGACCGAAGCCACGCCAAAAACAGGTGTCTTGATAACCGTTAAAATACCCGCCGCCGCCTCAATTGAGCCACCGGCAAGGCTTATGGCCTCAACATCTTCGGTTGCAGAAGGCGCGATAATCACCTCCTCCGTTGTTTGGAATGTCACGGTGTCAGGTGTATCCGAAACCTGAAAACCTTCAGACACGGTTGCGCCTGATCCGTCAGCAGTGATCGAGAGTGTAACCGAAGAATTGACGGCATCCTGCCGCCGTTTATTCATCACAATAGCCAGGCGGGAAAGGTGGACACCCTGCGCGGCGGTTGGATCAAACACAGAAAGCAGGGTTTCAAAGCGTGAGGCCAAATCATCTTCAGAGAATGTGGAAATACTGATTTCTTGGCCAACGCCGCTTTGGTCGTCAGTTTTTAGCGACTGATTCCCAAAACCGTCTTTGTACTCCTGCGCCTTTTCCAGTCGCAAATCCTGAAACCGAACGCGGTTGAATCCTGTGTCGTCTATCGTATTCGGCATTAAATAATCCCCGCGAATTCTGCCAAGCTGTCAGTTGTGCCGGTGAATGTTCCCTCTGCCAAGCCCGTCACATCATCAACCCCCACAACTAGAGAATCAAGGGAACGCACGTTTGGCACAGATAAAATAGTACGCCTGATAATCTGTTTTTTCTCTTCAATTGATAGTTGTGGATCGACCATCGATGTTAGCCAAGGCATGCCAATGCGCGTATCGTTGAACTGCTCGCCCAAGATAAATTGGAGCCGTATTTGGGAATTCTGGCTCACCTCCTCGGCAGCGACAACAAAATTTACATCGTTATCAGTAAAGGATATATCAAACGAGTCGCCCGAAAATTTTAGATCCGTGCTCACTGCGGCACCCCTGTATTAACTTGCGTGTTGCCTGCTGAGTCGTTGGCCTGTGGATGTGAATGAGTAGTTTGAACAACGCCTCCAATGGTCGCTTCTGGCGCTATGATCGGCACTGTGAAAGTGACTGCGCTGGCTGTCATCGTGCAGACATCCACCCCGCCTACAGTCATTATAATGTCAGAGCCGTGAACACGAAGCGCGGTTAATCCGTCCCGAGTTCTGATACTCATCGTTTCCGGTTCTATAGCCGGTATGGCTTCGGGAAATGGATTAATACCAAAGTACGCCAGCGCGTCTGTCATGTCGTGATGGCGGTTTAAAACGGGATCGAGCACGCCGCCCGACTTCTTCCACGCTTCCAGGCTTCTATCTGAAATTGACAGCACGCAATGGCTACCCAACTTTGGCTCAAAAGTTATCCACAAATTACCCGATCCGTAAAACTGAACAGGTACGGCGTTAATAATCGGCAACAAAAACGGCTGTTCTTCGTTGTCCATTTTGCCCATCAAAACAGGCTGAACGTCCACCGTATTTTTAATGAGGTCAACGCCCACCACCCGACCGGGCATGGTAGTGCGTAGTAACAGGCTCATACTATCGAATTGAAGCGCAAACGCCTGCGCGGTTGTCAGTTCCCTCTTTTCAGTCATTTACTTTTCTTTTTACCCTTCTTGCCCTTCTTCTTTTTGCGCTTATTTCTTTCGCTTTCGGTATGGACTGGCATGGTGTCACCTCATTGGTTGAAAGCTTTACAGTTACATTTTACAGAAAATTGACCGCCAAAATTATCGCCAATAAATCGAACAGTCTGGACTATGTTGATCCCGTTGGCAGTCGTGGCGCTCGTTGGCTTTTTGGGAGTCTGTACAATCGTTGTTTGTGCGCTGCGAATATCGACTAGTTTATTCGGCCTCAAATCTGGGTTTAGCTGCGATATAAAATCAATTCCCTTCTCACTTACCTGCGGGAATTCCAGTAAGCCGGTTTCGGGCGATATGATAATTACAAACTCATCAATCGGCTGGCCTGCCTGCACAACTCGAACCTCCTCGTCCTGAATTGACCAAGTAAGCCCGAAGTCCTTTGTGAGTTTGTTGAGTATGTCTTTGGCTTTTCCAGTGAGAGATAAGCCGCCATTTGTGATGTCTTCCAGCTCATCGGTTATCGAGTCAACCGCCAGCCCAATCGATTTAAAAACATCGTTGAAAATATCTTTAAGCCCTACGCCTTCTTTGTATGATCGCCTAAAATTAACATCTAAATACTGGCGGATGCCATCTCCCCAAGATATTTGGGTTTGCCAGTCGGTGCCAGGCTTGCGGTTGTTGACCGTTACAATATCGCCCACTGATATTAGTTTATAGATCCCATCATATCCCGCGAATACCTCAATTTTTCCCGTCGCGGCTATTTTGTTTCGGGTGGATTCGCTCAAATTGTAAATAATGCACTCGCCAGTATTCGGCTCACTGGTTTCAGACAGAAAGCAATTAAACGACATATCAAGCCGCCGTTGGCTCTCTACATTGACCTTAGATAAATCAATCCGCTCGCCGTCCACTGTGATTATGGCGAAGCAGTCTGGAAGATAGAGGCGCACTAGATATTCTCAAGGCCAAGCGAGTCGCGAAACGCTTGCAGCTCGTCAATCGGTATATAGTCCAGTTGCCAGCGCGTACCTATCGCCGCAAATTCTGGGTCGAGGTTTTCATTGCTCATGTCGTAAAGAAAGAAGCCGCCAAACCCGATTTGAGAATAAGGCCACATCAATTCAACACCGCCCACCAGCTTAATACCCTTTATCGTGAACAGGTTGTTTGATATGTCCAGCGACCAAAAGCCATCGGTTTCCATCCCGGTCATCGTGTCTGAGAATTCAGACCAATACACGCGAATGGTGTTCACGATCTCATCAAGGTCAATCCGAAATGTGTATTCGGCTATTTCCTCCAGTTGGATAGTGCTCAAAGTACCTGCACCCCCTGAGTAAGGCCACGAAGAATAAACAGCGCAGATTGATTTCTTGCTTCACTATTCTCAAACACCTGCTTCTTGCCAGTTTCCTCGCTCGGCGCTCCTTTCTTCTCAAAATCCTCCTTAATACTCTCCTTTGGAACCGCCTCACTGAGTGTTTCAATGATAAAAACCTTTGAAAATGTGGCGGAGAAGGCCAGCACGGTGTTGGTTGTCACATCTCGATTAATAACTATTGACCCATCGAAAAACATGGAATCATAAGCGCCCAAACTCGTCACGATGTCGAACGGTTCCCGCGCTCTGCGTATCTGGTCAATTTTATCCAGTTTCTCTTCCCAAGAATCACCGAGTAACGTGTCTTTAATGATGCAGTTCATGGTTACAGTGTCGGGTAAAATTATCACGTTATCGGTGATTGTAGCGCCGCCCTCGACTGCTCTTCGGGTCAATGAATTTGAGCGCCTGTGGACTTCTGAGAGTGTTACATCAATTGGGATAGTTGAAATAGAGTTGAACTTTTTGCCAAATAATTGATTCAGCAAATTGTTGTTAAATATTAGGGCCATTACCTCAGTACCCCCGTGCTGTTGGATCTTGCTGATGCTGCCATAGCCTCTTCCAAAACCCGCTGAAAGTCTGGAATATTGCTCACATTCAGGTAGATAACATTGTTTGCTGTGTTCGTAGTGTTACCCAGTGACGCTAGAGGGCCTACTCCACCTCCTGAACCACTACCAACATTAAAACGGGTGTCGCTATCTGGATTGCCTAACGGCGTAACAGTCGCTTCTACCGCCAGCAATTTCCCGACACTTGTGGTTTCAAACCACCTGAAGAAGTCCCGCAAGTCTTCGCGTGCGCGATTCAGAACTAGCTGAACAAGATCAAGTTCAAGCAGTGCTTCTTTTAATTGTCCAACAAATTTAATCGCCTCTTTAATGCCTTCAACCATCTCAGAAAAGAATTTAACAACTTTTGTTTCTTTGAAAAATTTTACTATCCCGCCAATGACGGTATCAGCATCTTCTCCATGCTTAACAAATAAGATTATGTCATTAACCACCAGCCCAATCGCAGCGGCTAAAACAAGAGCAGCGGCTATCCAAAGCGTTATAGGATTGAATGCAAACACGATTGCCATAGCTATCAACCGAGCCGTCAACGCAGCCACAGCCACGCCAGCAATCGCGAACGCGAAGGGGATCACGTCAGCGAACAGACTGATAATAGATTGGGATAATACTTTGTTGTCTGCAATCCACTTATTGAACGCCATCAACATTGGCTCAATAGCATTGCCGAGCAGGGATGCCAGTTGTTGAGTCGCGGTTTTAAAAATTATTACTGTCTTTGAAAATACTGCGTTGAATTCTTTAGCGTCGTTTCTTCCCTGATCTGTGAGAAAATTGAGCTTTTTGTAATCCTCGATAAGCTGGCGGATGCTTTTGTCTTGAGTCCTGAGTAATCCTATAAATTTGTTGGCATCACCGCCAAAAAGGATGTCGGCAGCAGCCACCGCAGATTGCTGATCTTCCAAAGACTGCGCGGCCTCTAGTATCCTAAGAAATTGCTCTTCTGGGTTTAGCTTTCTGAGGTTTTCAAACTCTAAACCTAGAATAGCTGTGGCCTCAGTCACCGCCAGCATCTCTTCGACACCTTTGGACTCGCCGAGCTTATTATTTAGCTCTTCAACTAAATCAACTACTCTTTCAAGATCAAGCCCGCCCTGTTGAGCAATGCCCCCCAACGCTTCAAGCGTAATCGACGAAATCCCGACGGCCTCCGCCATGCGTGCTTGCTCGGCGGTCATCTTGTTGGTTATGGCTGTGAATGCCAGTATACCCGCACCGGCAAGCGCTAGATTTCTTGCAGACTGGGCGACTCTTTCATACTGTCGCCCGATATTTTCCAATGCGTTTGCGCCACGGCGAAAAGATCCCTCGTCTATCTCCAGCCCGACTAAACCGATTAACTCCTCGACTATTGTGGCCATTTATTGACTCTCCATTGCCTGCGCTTTGCGGTGTTCAATTTCATTTAGCACGGCTACACGCTCCAAAGAATCCAAAAATAAGGGAAAAGACCAGCGGGTCAATACATCAGCAGGGTCAACACTAAAATGCTCACAAACTGCAAAAACTGCGGCGCGTTTGTTGCCGTAACTGGGTTTGATATTATCAAAATTTAGTGACCGCTTCCCAATCCTGACTGAATTGCTGACGCGAGCGGTGAATCGTCCAGCCCCGCCAGTATCTCGAAAAAATCAGGGAAGTTTGCCCTCACCCCTCGAACTAAAACCTTGTTAAACAGCAGAGCTTTCCCTCGAAATTCATCATCTATATTTTTGCACTCGAAGTCGTCAATAGTCAGACCAACACAAACCTGCTTCCCGATTTTATACAGCAGCTTATGATCGCGCTCGCCCTTGCCCATTATTCCAGCAACAATAGCGGCCACTTGGCTCTCGACCTCCAGCGCATCGGACAAGCTAAGGAGTTGATATTGATACTCCCGCCCGTCTATTTTCTCAGTTACGGTAAAATCAGAGGCCACGGAGTACCACCATCTCGCAATCACTGGACTTGAATATAAACTCCATCTCTGGCATATCACGATTTGACACACTTGACGGCTCCTTGCTCAGTGAAGCCGTGCCGGTATATGTGGCCGTATTCTCACCCATCACTTTCTTATAGATGAACGGCACCGCGTCTGAAATCTCCCCCAAGCGCATCGCCTTATTAGTAATGATATAGTCTTGAACCGTGCGGGAATCGCCCTGCACGCGCACTGTGATCGTTGCGCGACGGTCAACGCCCACAACTGTAGAGCCTTCACCTTTAACACCGCTGTAACTAGTTGAGCTGTCATTATCAAACTCGATATTAACCGCGTCACCATCAGCAAAACCGCGTGCAGCCACACTGCCCCAACTGAATGAGAATTTTGTAGTATTTACACTCATTGGCCTAGTCTCCAGTTGCCGGTCAGTTTCCACTCATCAATCGCGCTGTTCAGATAATATTGATAAACATTAGGGAAGTCAGCTATTCCACTTGCCCGTGTTGTCGCGTCGATTGTGTCCGGGTCTGGGAGCACGATGGTTGCGGGTTTCTCGGTCGTATCAACAATAATTCGACGTTGTAGCGCTTCATCTTTCAGTTTGTACAATATGCTTTCAA